ACATGTGGTACATAAGAAGTTTTTCAATTCAAAATTACTCATTTCAGACTTGATATCACAATTACATATACTGCATTGCCAGTTAAGTTGTCTTGCGTCTTCAAGAATCTCTTCATACCCTGTTACGCTATCTGTGTATGCGTTATAATATAATTTAAGATGGTCTTTATAATGGTTTTCGTATTCCAGTATTTTAAATACAACTTGCACATACCTATCATCTACTGAAGCATGTTGTCTCATTAGCTGATTATCTTCCAGGAATTTAATCTGATATGGTTTAAGTTCTTTATACCTGATACCAAACATCGACCTGTGAAAACCACGGCTTCTTATAAATTTAACTAATTTCATTATGGCATTTCGGCTCGACCTGAAGTGAATTTGGCGGCTCCTTTTAATTTAGTAATACGATCTTTATACTTTTGCTTGGTTTGTTTCCATGCTGCTTCTAGAGCTTTAAGCTTTTCTTTAGATAATGCTTTAGCTACAGGATCTGTTTTGCTATCTATTTCTCTCTGTATAGCATCTTTTTTCTTTTCAAATTCCAGCTTATCTTCCTTGAATTTAATGTCATAGTTTGCTGCACCTGCCTTGTCGGCATATTTCTGTGCCCTTCTTTTAGCCTTCTGTAATTGATATTCAGTTGCATCTATAGCATCCTTTTCAATTATAAATTGCTCGAACAGCATAATATATTTAGTGTTTACTGACATTATAATTATATATTGAAACTTAAACAAGCTGATGACTTATAATAATAAACTATTTTTATGTCAATACGTGATATTTTATTAACTGAGAAGTATAGGCCAGCAACCCTAGAAGATTTGATTATACCTGACAGGATACGAACAAAGCTGAATGATGGTGTATACCAGCATATGTTATTCTATGGCTCGCCTGGAACAGGAAAGACAAGTGCAGCAAAAGCAATGTGCAATCAATTTGGATTAGAGTACAGATACATTAACGCGTCAGATGAGACCAGCGTTGATGTTATTCGTGAGAAAATAACCAAGTTTTGTTCTACTGCTTCTTTAACTTCTCTTGAAGGCAAATTAAAAGTTGTAATACTAGATGAGATCGACGGAGTAAGTGACCAGTTTAACAAAGCGCTTAAAGCAACCATGGACACTTTTTCTAAGAACACACGTTTCGTTGCAACAACTAATCATATAAACAAAATACCAGAAGCAGTACTGAGTAGATTTGAGCAAATCAATTTTGACTTCTCTAAAGAAGAGGAGAATGAGCAGCTTAAAAACTATATGAAACGTGTCTATGAAATTGTTAAGAAAGAAGGTGCAGATATTGAGAAGCCAGCTTTATTGGAATTAGTTAGACGTAAATTCCCAGATCTACGTAATACACTTACTGTACTACAAGGATATATTGCCGAAGGTAAGACTATGATAACGCTGGATGACGTTAAGAAGTTTCATGGCGTGTTTAAGGATGTCTATGAACTCATCTTCACCAATGTAGACCCAATTAAAAACTATCAGTATCTTGCATCAGAGTATAGTAATAGAGTAGATGATGTGCTAGCCGGCCTGGGAGGAGACTTCATTGAATATATCCAGATGGAGCAACCGCAACATGCTAAAGCAATACCACAGATAGTTATTTCCGTTGCTGAACATCAAGCACAGCGTACTCTTGTAATTGACCAAGTAGTAACAATGCTTTCAGCAATATACACTATTCAATCTATAGTACATTCAACATAAACTGCAAATAACTTTATTATATCAAATAAATTTATTACTTTTAATTAAATAACATAATACATGAGAAATCACAATTTAATAATAGACGGAAACTATTTTATATACAGCAGGTTATTTGTCATACCAAGACAGAAGATGCCAGCAGCATTCGGTGAAGCATCTGATGTTGATATGCGCTTTATGTCGACTGAAAGTGAAATGGGTGTTTTTATGCGTAAACTTTCTACAGACTTTGCTTCTGAATTACGCAAACTTAAAAACATAACAGGCCGTATAATATTTACACAAGACAGTAGGTCATGGAGAAAGGATCTTTTTCCCACATCAGAATATAAAGCTAACCGCGAACAAGACAGCAAGATACATTGGTCTAATGTGCACAAAGTAGTTGAAGAGTTCACTGAATACCTTAAAGAAAAGGGTGTAATTATACACAGGGTACAGGGTGCTGAAGGTGACGATCTTATTTTTGCATGGACAAGCGAACTTAATAGTAAAGGTGAAAATTGTATAATATGGACAGGTGATACTGACATGATGCAATTAGTAAACTATAACAAGTCTACTGATTGTTATACTCTCTGGTATGATAATACACGTGGAAGACTTGGTGTATATCCTGGTTTCAGAAAATATCTAGATATTAAAGACGGTAGCAATCCAAATGATTATGACGATATCTTTAATGTAGAAAATGTTTTAATAATAAGTAATCAAGTAAAAGAAGAGATAAAATTATTTATTAATACAAATAAACTAGAAGTTAACGAAATCTTTTGCGATGAGTATGTGTTAACTAAGATACTTACTGGCGATAAGAGCGATAATATTAAGTCAGTTTATTCTATAGAAAAAATTGGCAAGACTGGAAAGCCAAGAACTTCTAAGATAAGTGAAGAAAAAGCTAAATCAATTGTATCAACATTTAAGAAAAGGCATGGTAGATTTTCATCAATGTACTTGTTTGACGAATCTTACAAAACTGAAATACTTAAACTGATAGCTTCTGAAATGAAGCTTACGTCACATGAAGATCTTTTGCCAAACCTGGAATTAAATACAAATCTAATTCTGCTGCACAGTAGAACTATACCAGAAGCTTTACAGACAACCATGTTTAGTGACATTGAGTATTTATTAAGAGAAAACAACCTAGATATAAAGAACCTTCTGTCAAAAGAAAGTATATTAAATAACACAAACTATATTAATACAATAGGTAACGATAAAAAAGACAACAGCATAAGTTTATTTTAATGGCAAAGAGAATAAGAGAGAAAAAAGAAAAGGCTGTAAAACCAGAAAAGGTAAAAAAGAAAAAGAGTTCCGCAGCATATGATGGAACTCTTTTTGGATTTGTTAAAGTATTCTTTACAGACCCTGTAACATACAGTGGGCTTAAGCAATACGACAAAGCCAAAAATAGATTTATGATTAATCGTTTCATGTCTATTCAATATCCAGTAATGGCTAATAGGTTAAACAAGAATGGAACCAGTGCAGCAAATGTAGTTGACAGTTGGTATATTATTGCACAGCGTTACACGAGAGTTCCGATGTGGATATACACTAAATTAAATAAGCAAACCAAGGTTAATAATGTTACTTATGAGCCCGATCCTGAGGCATTAAAGATATACTTGAATAAATATCAAGTAAGCCAGCGAGATTTCAAACAAGCTCTTAAATTCAATGCTGATGCTGTAATGAAAGAGATACAATACATCGAAAAACAAATCAAGGTAAATGAGTGATAATCAAGCATATCCCTATCTGAATTTCCCAACCGTCATCGACATCACACTATACAAAAACAATTACTACGATAATTTACTAGTTAATAAAATAAAAAAAGAAGTCGACTACGGCGATATACCAGACTTAAAGGATTGTTATATTGTACAAGCTTCAGATTTTCAAAATGTCTTCTATAAATCTTTTTCAAGTGAAATAGAAAAAGTTAAAGCTCTTCCGGCTTCTGACTTGCAAAAGAATGCAACCAGTTTATATTTTTTAGATAGAATATTTGAAGCATTCAGTAGATTAAAATACATCAAGATAAATGTTTCTAATGAAGCAAATTATAGCAGAATAAATAAAACAGAAAAGATACCAACCATCTTTTTTAATTATAAGATAACTGCATCTACTATAGACGTTACAACTATTTTTACAGAAGACGAGGTTGTTGAAATTAATAATTTCCTGATCAGTAATGATATTGCAGTATGGGATAACTATACAGGCTATAATCACATCATGGAAATAAAAGCATTCGACTTAATTACAATACTTCAAGAAAATAATAGCGACCCAGCAGTATCTCTTTTATTCGAGATAATAGATCCCAAAACAGAGCAAGATAACCCACTGTTATTTATAATAACTGATTTTGATACATCTCAATAAATCTTCTGCTTCGTGTCAATAAATATATAGACAAAGAAGTATCTATATATGGCAGCAGAAGACTACACGGTCACCAGACTAGACGAAACAATACTCATTAAATTATCTGAACCTTACGAAAACGTTGAGATGGTAATGGGGTATGTAGATGAGGTTGACGGTGAAGATGAGCTTAATAAATTTACTAAATCATTTAGATGGTCGCAGGATAATAATAACTTCTCAGAATGGTTTCCACTAACAAACCTTAATCTTCAAAATCAAATAATAAAGCCCGGCAAACCTTTCTGGATTGAATACAGGTATAATGTACTTGATATACAAACTCAGGCTAAAATGACGTTCAAGTCAATATCACTTGAGATACTTGCAAGATCAGGAGTAATAACGGAAGCAAAACAAATAAGCGTAGGCTGCTGCGAGCCTGGTCAAATACCTAGCGGTTGTGCTAACTTAATATTAACCGACCAATGCGACGAAGATAATCTATTTAACCCATACGGTTCTTTAAATAATACATTGGGTATGTTTACCCAATTAACAAATGTTGTAAATAATATATTTGGACATTGTGTTAAGTACTATAAAGTCGGATCAGACCAGCGAAGCAGAGACGTTATATTACATGAGTACTCACTATACAATGTCATCGCAGCAAAAGATATAAAAGTTCTGGTACCAGACAATGCTTTTCCTACCAATGAGTTTCAATTCGATCAATTCGGAATGGGCATAGAAGGTTTTGAGATTCATATTACAAGAGAAGAGTTTCAGAATGCATTTGGTGCAAGAACAAGACCTGAAGAAAGAGATTACATTTATTTCCCAATCATTGATAGAATGTATGAAATAAATTCAATAGCACTAGCAGATCCTGTAGTCTATAAAGAAATATATTATAAAGCAACTCTTAGAAAATGGCAAGATCGTGTTAATGTTACGACTCCTCCGGATCTTGAACAAGAACTTGACACATTAACGTTAAGCGTAGACGAATTATTCGATAGTGAAACACAAGACGAGATATTGAAAATTACGAAGCCTCAGCAATACAAAACTATTGGAACGGGTGCAAATGATTATGTGAGAAGTGAATTGTCACAGCAGCTTTCTATTTCAGATAATAAAATTAACAATAACTGGGTAATAGTTTCTAAAAATTATTATGAACTGGATAAATTAGTGCTGAATGAACTTGCTGTTAAGTATAGAACACCTGCTAAATTTACTTCTCTGGATAACAGAGCATTTACATTTTGGTTTCAACCTACATTCGGTACAGAACGTACGCTGTCGAATATAGTAAGCATACAGAATGTAGGAGGAAACGTTGCTATAACAATGGCAACACCATATCCTTGGCAAGTAGGTGACATGATAGAAGTGGTAGGAACAAATACCACAAATGGCTATCACAGAATAATACAGGTGCTTACAGGAGGTGAATATGTACTGGATAACCCATACGTTAATAATGTAGCTACTGCACCCAGGGCCAGATCTATTGTGAAATCATTCCTGTTATATGGATATGGGCAACAATCTACAAGTGGCCTTTCTATAGAATTAACAAAGAACTGGGTTATAATGTCAATTAATAGCCAGGATTATATTTTTGTACATGGTTTAACACTAGATAATACAAAGTGGTACTCAATGGTAGTTAATTTGTCAAATGACTTTAATTCCCTTTCTGTATACATATACGAACTTGACAAGACACAGACTTACACAATGCCTCAGAATGAGACATCTGCTTTAACTTTACTTTATTATGATGTAATAAATCTAGCAGGTCCTATAAGTATAGACTCCGGCGATAATTGGGCACTTGTTGCAGGCCCAATGCATTTAACAAACATTCGCGTATTTACCCGTATAATACCAGATAACGAGCATAATATCGTATTAAACCAATACGTTGTTAATGACACACAATGGGCTGAATTGGTAGACAATGCAATTCCTGAAATGCATCTATTAAGACTCCCTAATCCAAGATAATTTATGAATGGAAAAAAGAATTACTACAAGAAACAAGCAAACGATATAAGATCCTCACTGGATGATATATTAAATGACTCTGACGATATCGATTCTCCAATCGACATGACAGAACTTCCACAGAGAAGGGTCTCACCTGCCTTTGACTACACTAAAAAGAAAAGTGATTCATCGTTTCAGGCAAAGAAAACAATCAATACACTTCTTAAGTTTTATCTTAGCGAAGACATCATCGACAATGATGAGTACATCAAAGCTAAAATGAAAATAGAAGAGATGACTCTCGGTAGTCTTATCTTCCAAATGGAAACTGCAGAACGTGCAATTACTACTTTACTGCAACAGATAGATGATGGAGATGTTTCACCTCGTATGTTTGAAGTACTGGGTACTCTTCAGAAGTCAATGCTTGATATAATTAAAAGCCAGACCATGTATATGATGGCTACTGAAGAGGGTGTAAAGAAACTTGCAAGAGATTATGATGTATACTCAGAAAGAAAGAAACTGGGATCAGGTGAAGAGGTTAAAAAGATTGAAGGACCTGTTAACGTAAACAGAGGAACAAAGGGTCTTATGATGCAGATTCAAAATGAAATGAAACCTATACAGGAAGAAGAATCAGAAACACAATATGATATACCTGAACAGGAAGATATTATATTTGATGATTTTCCTACAGAAATAGACGAAGACAATGAATAATGATTTTATGATACCGATGTCCTCACATGAGGATCCAGTGATGGATAAGACCATATGGTCTACATTGGGTATTGAGAAGCTTATGGCGGCAATAGATGAAGGTTACAAAGTAAAAGGTACCCCATTCTATGAAGGCAGACCAGACTTACGAAGAGGTAATATAGTATTTGAATATACAGATGAGGAAATGGAGCATATAAGAAGATGTGCTTCAGATATACTTTATTTTGCAGAACACTTTGCTACGGTAATGACAGATGAAGGTCTACAGAGAATAAATCTTAGAGATTATCAAAAGGGCATGCTTATAAATTTTGTAGATAATAGATTCAATGTCTGTCTTGCATCACGTCAGATTGGTAAAACAATATGTTCTGCGATCTTTATTGCCTGGTATGTTCTATTTAATTTTGACAAGAATGCTCTTATACTTTCTAATAAAGGAGGTACTACAAAAGAGATTATCGATAAAGTAAAAGCTATACTTGAGAACCTGCCTTTCTTTTTGAAACCAGGTATGCTGAAGTATGATGTAATGAATATGAAGTTTGATAACGGTTGTAGAATCGTTGGTCAATCAACAACAGGTAAAGCAGGTATCGGTTTTACTATTCACTTACTATTTCTGGATGAGTTTGCACATATCCATCACACGTTTATAAATAGTTTCTACGAGAACGTTTATCCTACACTGTCTTCATCCAAGGTCTCGCGAATTATAATTACCAGTACACCAAATGGCTATAATAAATTCTTTGAAATTTATGATGGTGCAGACAAGGGTTTAAACGAGTTCTCTGCATTTAGAGTTGACTGGTGGCAGGTACCAGGTAGAGATGAGAAATGGAAAAATCAAGAAACTAAAAATCTCGGTAGCGAAGAAGCTTTTAATAGACAATATGGTAATCAGTTCATGGCATCCAGTAATTTATTACTTAATGCAGCATCTATTAAAAAGTTAAAAAACGGCGAAACAAAATTTGTCTATATGGACTTTGAAGAATTTGAAAGAATCTCAATAGACATGGAACGTTTTCTTTTCTTTAACCCAGAGTATAACAGCGGTGAATTTAAAGACCATTCTAAATACTGGGTCTTTTCTGTAGACATAGCAGAAGGCGTCGGCGGAGACTACACCGTTATCAATATGTTTGAAATAGTACCAATGAAGGCTAAAGATTTTAGTAGAGTATTATCACCAAGTACTATAAATGAATTTTTTGCATTAAAACAAGTGGGTGTATATAGAAGCAATGAACACAGTGTTGAAGATATATCTAAAGTTCTTTATACATTAGCCATAGATATTTTTTATCAAGAGAATGTAAAGCTGGTGATAGAATATAACACATACGGAGCAACTGTAATAACTCATCTGCAGTCCATCTTTCCTCAACGAAACGAGTTTGATGAAGAAATGATCGTTAAATTTAAACATCGTCACGATGCAACAGTTTCTAAGTTTGGACTAAAGATTAAAAAAGATAACAAGACGCTATTCTGCCAGAATCTAAAGAAATTGGTTGAGCAAAATAGAATGTATATCACAGATTACGAAACAGTAAAAGAGCTGGCTACATTTGGTAGAACTCCTTCAGGTGCATATAGCGGTCAAATGGGACATGACGATCATGTAATGACATGTGTTGCATCCACTGAATTTTTTAAAACACTAGACTTCTCTGATTACGTTGAAGAGATACTAGATAATATAGATAGCGATCTATATGATAAGATGGAAGAAGAGTTGCAGAAAAATAATAAAGAAGGCGACGGTAATATGTTTTACGATATTTACGATCTAATATAATTAGGCAGTAGGGTTATTTTCTTCGCGTAGCCAAGATATATAATCCAAATTAAAATAACGTAAAATAAAATGGCATTGTCACCAGAATTATTACAATTTAAAAGTAGCGGGGTATATCGCCTTGAGTTTGACAAAAGTCAAATAGCTAGCATTCCAGCTGAACAAATTCGTTTAGTTGTAGGTTTCTCTAGAACAGGACCTTTCAATACACCAGTATTTGTTTCAGACACTGGTTTTTTCACAAACACATTTGGAGCAGTTGATAGAACATTAGAAAGAAAAGGTTCTTTCTTTCATAGAATGGCGTTAGCCGCTCTAGAAAGAGGCCCGATTCTTGCACTTAATCTTTTAAGATTAAACAATGATCTTACCAGCGCTAGTCCAGATTTAGTTGATTATCAAGGATTTTCAACCGCATCAACTGGATCTAATCCAATAGAGAAGACTGCTCTTTACTCAGGCTTCTACAACAAAGATAAATTCTGGTTCCCAGAAGATAAATCATTCTTGAATAATATCGGCATATTAAATACCGAGATTATCCAGTTTGTTAACACAAAGCAATCTCCAATCACTGTATTTGCTCGTAAAGCACAATCAGTAAAACAATTCGAAATACTTGCTAAATCATGGTATGGTACTGGAAACGTTCCAGCATTCATGAACGAATATGATTACATCAGTGATTATATGATTGATGTTTTTGTAATAGGAGGAGATTTTTCAAATTACACTCAATTAGCAATCGATCCAATCTACGGTCCATATTTCGATGCAAGCAAAGGTTTATTAAAAGCTACTTACGAAGATTTCTTATCTTTACCTAGTGTATCAGTATTAGCTCAATACACAGGTTGCTTGATTCCAGATTTTATCGACCTTAACGGTAACAACTTGTTTATACAAGACTTAATCAACTTCGATACAGCTCAGACAGGTTTACTTTCTGCAGTTAATAAAAAGATGTTTGATTCAGATGATATCATAAGCGGTACAGAAACTGGTGTAGATTTAGTTGGACATAATTTAGAGAACAAAACAAATATTGATCCTGCATTTGATAGAATTAAATTCTTATCTTATGACAGAACAATTAAAGATGATATAATATATCAGTCAATGGTATCTGCTGAATTTCCATGTGAAGTAAGTACAGCTGAAGACATTCAGTTTTATTTTACAACAGCTGGTGCTGGTTCTGGCAGTCAAACACCTCCAAGCATGGACCTCGGTCATTTACCTGCTACATTCGGCGCAGGAATTGCAAACGTTACAGTTAAAGTAAATCAGACATGTACTTTCTATGATACACTTGTTAATAATCTAGAATATAACGTCCCAGGTTATTCAAACTCTCAGCGTGTGGTAGGTTCATACATACTTGTAACAAATGGTACATCTGGAACAAAAGCATGGGCCCCGGTTGTTTCATTAACAGCAGCAGGAGGATTTCTTTATATAGGTTTAAGTGTGGAACAAGTTGGTTTTGAAATATTTTTAGGTCAAGCATCTACACCTGGTACTGCAAATAATGCAATGTTTGTTTTATTCAAGCCAGAAGGTAATAAATGGGATGGTTTAGCTACATATGATTTCTTTACATTTGAAGCATTTAACCAGGCTTACATTGACTGGAATACAGCTGTAACAACTTCTGGAGATATTGCAGATGACGGCTCAACGATATTTTTAAACTATAACTGGGCTCTTAATGCTGAAGCATACACAGACGATAATAGCCAAGCATCAGGAGGAAACGCAATCATATGCGCAGCTGGTAATTACTATAATATACCGGTTGTAAACGTAACAGGCTACACAAACTCTTTTTATTCTAATCCAGTTTCTCTACAAACCTGGGGTAATTATAACTTATCAGATGGTACACCATCTTCTTATGGTTTTGTAGTACAATCTTTAGCTGGTAAAATTAATGAAACGCTTCCAGTTGTTGAAGATCTTACTATACCTGCAAACGAGGTTAAAGTAGATTATAATGATTCATTTGGTAAAGTAGATGTTGGTGATTATTTAGTTGCTACAGAAATTGGTCCAAACGGAGAATCTAGACTTACCAAGATTACTAAAATAACTAAAGAAGGTATTGCACCTAGCCAGGTTTTACACATCTACTGCGATCAGCAAATGAAAATTACTTTACCTTTAACTTCAGGTGGTGTTAAAACAGTAGAAAGATATAAAACAATCGAATCAGTTATTGATTCTTATAAACTGTTTGCACTTAATGGGTTTACTTTAAACCCATTATATCATGTTCCAAATGGTACTGAAGATAGATTTAACGAAATAGTTAACGATACAATAGGAAGCGGCACTAATTTGTTTACTGCTCTTATCGATAAAGATGCAATATCTTTCCGCTATTTAGTAGATGGTTTCGGTATAGGTATTCAGCCTCGTTCTAAATATCAATTTACTGAACTTGCTAAAGCCAGACAAAATGTACTTGCTATCTTGAATGCACCTTCTGCACAAGATTTCAAAGAGTCATTGAATCCTAGATTTACAACAAGCGATGGCATACTTCAAGCAAGACTTATCGCAGACGGCGGTGATCTTACTCTTAACCCTACATTTGTATATGGTTTACCAACTATATCACAAGGTTCAAGCTACGGTGCGTTTTACTCTCCATATCTTGTAGTAAGAGACAGAGGTAAAAACATCACTGTACCACCATCTGGCTTTGTTTCTAATAACTTTATTGATAAGTATTCAAATGCTTTACCATGGTCAATAGTAGCAGGTCCAAGAAGAGGTGTACTAACAGGAAGAGGTTTAATCGGACTGGAAGTTAACTACGACAAGGATGACAGAGACTACATTGAACCATTTGGTCTTAATCCAATTATCTTCCAAAGAGGTATAGGTATTGAGATACATGGTAACAAGACAGCTCAGCAAAATGTTAAGTCTGCCCTATCTAGTGTACACGTAAGAGAAGTATTGATATACATTCAAGACGGCGTAGCAGCTATTCTTAAGAACTACTTATTTGAGTTCAACACAGCTCAAACACGTTTAGAAATCAAGACACTAGCTGATAACTTCCTTAACAGTGTTAAGCGCGATCAAGGTGTTTACGATTTCAAGAATGTAATGGACACTACGAATAATACACCGGATGTAATCGATAATAACATGGGTATTCTTGATACTTATGTTGAACCAGTTAAAGGTTTAGAAATTCTAGTTCACAGAACAACTATTCTTAGAACAGGAGCGATTGCAACAGGTCAATTCTCATAATTTATAAAACGGCCCAGGTAAAACTGGGCCTTTCATAATAAATCGCAAAATACAATATATACCTAAAATAATTTAAACACAAAATGGCAGGTTTACCACATTATAATAATTCTAAAGCCGCTACCAAACTGTATGAACCAATACAGGGTAATTTGTACGAGGTTACTATCATTCCACCAAATGGCATCGATGGTTCTCTTTTATTGGAGCACGTAAATACGGTTGGTGGCTTAGGAGCTGTTAACCCAGCTGTAGATGCAGTAGTACAAAAATATAAGTTTGCTGAAAGGAGTTATGCTGGAATGCCAGGTCAAACTCACGTTGACGTAACTGTTAACTTTTCATTGAACTTAAATGATGCTAATCAAAACTACATCTATAAGACGTTAAGAGATTGGTATAAAAAGATATACGACCCAGCAACAGGTGCTATGGGCCTTAAGAAAGATTACGTTGGAACAATGATTATAGTAATGTATGATCGTCAAGGTAATATTCACAGAAAGCTTACATTGCTTGATTGTTTCCCAACTGGTAACCCAGCAACAATGGACGGTCTTGATTATAGCTCAGCAGAACCTATCGCATTAGATCTTGTATGGAGAGCTGATAACTGGATTGAAGAGAATAACTAATAATTTTAATAACTGAAAAGCCGGAAGATATTCCGGCTTTTGGGGGCTCTGATGCTATATATACTATCATAGTATAATAGTATAAATAAGCGTTAAACACTAAATGGCACGCGATGAAAATCTTACAGAACGAGTACAAGTTTTATTATCTAAAGAAGATCTTAATAAATTACACATGCACATATATCAGCAAGCAATTGAAGAGGGTAAAAAACCTGAACCAATTTCAAGCTATCTGCGTATAGCAATAAAGAATCTAATAGATTCATTTGAAAAAATAAAAGTAACATAATGAGTAGTCAAGAACATTTAAGCGAAGAGGAAATGAAGAGATTGGTTGAAGAACAACAAAACCAAGAACCAATAAACGATCCTTATATTGAAAGCGCAAAGAAATTAAAAGAGTCTGCGCGTAAAGATGGTCTAGGTAAAGTAGACGTTAAAAAAGGTAAAGGCGGTCAAGTAGATCCCGATTCTGATTTGAAATCCGATACATTTCTAGGCTTTCAGCCTCTTTATGCTACTGATCTTCCTTCACAGGGTTTATTTTATCCGGCAGATATTGAATTACAAATCAGACCAGCTAAAGTTGCAGAGATTAGACATTTCTCTACTTTACAAGAAAGAGACCTTTTTGATGTTGACGATAAATTAAATAATATTGTGCAGAACTGTTCAAAGATTCGCACAAAAACCAGAATGATGAGCTGGAAAGATCTTTTAGAAGAAGATCGCATCTATGTTATCTT